TTAACCTATCATTGTTTTATTATATTCATATTGTAGAGTTGATTTGTTAATTTTCGCATATATTTTTGTTGTATCAATATTAGTGTGTCCTAATAACTCTTGAATAGCTCCTTCACTCATTCCTGATTGTAAAGCAAGTGTTGCAAATGTATGTCTCAATATATGCGGATGTATATTTTTCTTAATATCAGTTCTTTTCGCAATCTTCTTAACTATTTTTTGAATACCTGAATCAGATAATGCAGCATATGGTTTTTTTATTCCACAAAACAAATGTTGACTGTCACCTTTCCTGGTTTTAAAGTATTCTTCTAAGTACAATTTGCATTTTTTTGAGAAAAATATCTCTCGTTCTTTTGATCCTTTACCTACTACTATAAGCGAGCATTCATTCCAATTTATATCAGATATTTCAATTGACAATGGTTCAGAAAGTCTACATCCAGTTGAGTAGTAAAACTCTACTATAGCTTTTTCACGAATATCTTTACAAGCATTTCTTAGCTTTTCTAATTCTTCAATTGTTAATGCTGTTCTTAAACTTCTCTTATCAACTTTCATAGTTTTAATTTTAAGCATAGGATTTTTTTTGATTAATTCTTCTTCTAATAAGCATTTAAAGAATGATTTCAAAATTATAATTTTTGTATTAACCGTTGTTTTTTTAATATCATTTTCACTTTGAATTGTATATAGATAAGTTCTTATATCATTAGTATTTATTTGAGCTGCTGGTTTAATTATATGTTTGCTAAATTCATTTAATGTATGGTAGTACGACTCTAAAGTATCATTTGCAAGCCCTTCTAATTTCTTAATTCTAAGGAAAAATATTATTTTTTCTTTCATGTCTGAAGCCATTAACGTTGTGCTTTGATTCACTAATACATAATCACATAAATTTTTTTCTAAAATTCCTCTAACTTTTGTCTTATCAATGTCCTCAAATGTTTCTTGAAAATCATACATTGTTTTAATTATAACTAATTCTCTTGCATTTTCCATTACTTAATACCTCCGTATATGATATTATCCGTATAAAAAAAGTAGGATGAGTGATACGGTCACTCAAATATGGGTAGCTAATCCATATTTTCCTACTTATATTATAACATATCATAGAGTATAAGCAAAGTCAATTTCGAACATTTATTCGATTATTTATTAAAGAATTTATCATATTCATTTTTTATCTTTGTATTCATACCAATAGCATCATTATTAATCTTAAACAGCAATTCTTTAATATTTTTGTCAATTTTATTTGCTCTAAATTCCACAGTTCCATCTGACTTATTATTAGTCAACTCATAATATTTACCTGTTTTAAGTCTCTCTACATCATGAAGTATTTCACTAATTTCCCTGCTATATTCATTATATATATCTTTCATATACTATTTATACTCCTTATTTCTTTATAAATAAATAATATATGAAAAAAATATATATGTCTATAAAAATTATGGCTGTAACATAATACAGCCATAATTTTATAACATTAATACTTTTATAAACCTAATTCTTTTCTTTTTTCAGCTGCTATTTTATCAAATTCAGCAATTTCTGCTTCTAACTCTTCATAATTAAGATTTTGACAACCATCAAAATTATATCTTAATTCATTAGGTGAAGCTATGTATGGATTCATTTCTTTTAACTCTTCATCTGTATAATTTTTATTGCGAACATGAGCGATAAGAATATCAGTTGCAACTCCCATATCCATACCATATTCTCTTGATATCTGTTTTCTTTCCTCTAAATATTTTTCTTCAAATTCTTTTTTTGTAATCATTTTTGATTACCTCCCATTATTTTTTTGTATTAAAAAAGAGCTTTAAAGCCCCTTTAAAACTATTTTAAAGATGTCCGTAATTTGTTTATAATGCAGACATTTTACTCTATAGGATATATAGTATCTATAATCACCATTAAGTCGATAAACTCTTGATCATCTTTAAACAATCCTACTGACTGCCATAATGCAACATTTTTTGTATTCTGTTCTTTAGTATTTAACTTACTTTCTATAACTCTCTTTTGTAGATTAAAATAATAACTTCTTTCTTCCATTAAACAGTACCTCCTAATATTTGTTGTTCTATTTCAGTAGATTTTCGATTAACCTCTGCTACTTCTAGTTGTAAAATTCTTTCTTGTAATAACTCCATATCTGTTTTTGGTTGTTCGTTTATTGGCTTTTCTAATATTTCAATATCTACTAAATTATCATTTGCATTAATAAAATTGTAATATGGATATGCACATATAATTTTATTTGCTAAAATAGAACCATCTTCTACTACATAATAGTTATTTTTTTCTTCTGAAGGCAACCAATTTTCGTTAGGTTTATCCGAACGAGTTAAATAACCCTTATTATTTTTATTCACTAACATATTTACCTCCTACCCTATTGCAACATAATTATACTCATAACCGGTTCTGTTAGTAGATGCGGCAGTTTGAGTATATATATCTCCTGGCCCTGCATAAATATTAAACCCGTTTGTTTCTACGCTAATATTATTTTGGGTAATACTACTCGTAATAGATGGACTTCCAGACACAGCTAAACCATAAATATTATAAATATTTTGCCACCTTCTAGGAAATACAAATACAGCTTTAGGGGTGAAACCTAAATTAATAAATCTAGCTGCCATATCATCTCCTGTATATGTCCCCGTTACAACTTTAGTTTTGGTATCTATTAAATCTTTAAGCACTTTTCCTTGATTAGCATGTAGTGCATAAGCGTCTGCTCCTAAAAAGTCTAACCCTTGATAAGTTTTAACATGTCCATAAGCTGAGTAAGTCCCTAAACCATATGTTCCATCAGCTACTGCATGCATTGTAGGTGCTTTTGTACTATCTGAAGCATGATAATGTGTTGATATATCCCCTATTAATTTAGCTTCAATTTCAGCTTTTGTTATGTCACTATTTTTTTGAGCTGATGATGGAGCATGAGCTGACTGACTGTGGTCATATGCAATTTTACCTCTGTCCCCACGATACGCTGTAGAAGATGTTTCCCCTAAACTTAACCCACTTGGTATATTATTTACTGTCGCAATTTCATTACCATTAATGGTAGGTGTACCAGTAAATTGAGGACTTTCTTTGTCCGCTTTATCTTCCAACTGCTGACTAACTAATCCAAATTTTTTCTTTATCAGTCCTATAATTTTTGATAATAAACTTCCTGTTACTATTTCTTCATCTACTTCAGGTACTAAAAAATCTACTGTTACATCACTACCATCTCCTGTTTTAGTAAGAAATGTATCATGTTCATCTTCATTTTTTTGAGTGTTAAAATTCACTATGTCTATAGCATATCCTTCTGTTCCAAAAGGTTTTTTATATCCTCTTGGTGTTATATCTGGCATCTATAAAACCTCCTCTCTTAATTGAGCATGTGTCTTTGTACTAAGCTGTTGATGTGTAAATCTTGCTAAATCTATATGTCTGTTATATTGTAGCTCAACTGTTACAATTAAATTACAAGGAGCAATATTGTTAATCATATCTTTTGCATCCTGCAGCATTCTTTTTTGTCCTAAATTTATTTTTACTGTTAGTTTGTATTCTGCATAGTTTACATTTAATGTATATCCACTTTCACCAACTAAATTTATAATCTTTTCTTTTAGTTGATTTTGAGAATACGGAAGTTGATTATTCCAGTTAGCTTTAACTCTAAACCTTCGACTTTCTAGTGTATCATCTGCAAAAGGATGAATATTTAATAGCTTTTCACGTCTTGCAATTCCCTGTTCTGTAGCTGTTTCGATAAATTGATCATCAATAATTTGTTGTACAGTATTTTCTACAGTCTGTAACTCTTCATCCACAATTTGCCCAAACACATCAAATTCTTTAATAGTAGATACTGCATCTATTAAAAAATCTTTTATATGTTTCATACCTTAGTCACGCTCCCTAGTATAGGTATTTGTATATCTGTTAGTATAAGATTAGTATTTTGTAAGTTAAGTGTAGTATTTTGAATATCTATTACACCAGTCACTCGAAGTACTGCACTTTCAATTTGACTTATCCTAACGATAATATTATTTTCACTATCCCATGACTTGCGAAGTTCAAGCAAATAAGCTTCTATAGCAGCACTTATATTATTTATTACATCATCCCACACATAGCCAGAAGCTAATGATATATTACTTGATACATTAACAGTTAGATTATCTACACCTGTAACTGTTACACAATGTCCAATAGGAGCTAAGCCTATTCCCTTTCCACTATTTTGTATTGGATCAATTTCAGTTTGAATAGTATCGATTAATTCATTTGATGGCTTTGAAAAAATACTATCTATAAACACTAGCTTAACTGTTCCTCCACCATTCCAAACAGGATAAACCTTAACACCACCAACACCCTGCAAACTTTTCATTTTTTTCTTATAATCTGCTTGATTTCCTCCAAAAGCTTCACTCTGTAAAGATTCATTATATCGTTCTCTTAAGCTTTCATCATTCTCTATATTCTCACCAGGTATAAGTATATCTGTAAGCTCTGCTTTATTAAGCCCTTGAACATATGTAATTGGTAACATATCTCCTAAACTATCATTTCCAATAGTTCCACTTTGCTCGCATCTGAGCTTAGCAGTACTATTTTCTAATTGTTCAATAACAATAAAGGTAAGGTTATCTATACCAAATCTGCTACCTATAGGAACTGTAATATTAAAAACACCTTTTCTTATTGCAAATGTAGCTTCTTTCCTGAAAACTCCTCTTTCAGCACATCTCTTTGTAAGGTTATTTCCTGTTGCAGTATCTGCATATGTTTCGTTATATATATCTTCATTATTTTTACTTGTTAAACTTAAAATATAAGCTACTGGTGCAAGTGCCAAATAAATAAAGCTTCCTTTTCTTTTATCAATTGTATTTGGAACCTTTGACAACATAACATTTAACCTTTCTTCATATGTCATACTTTGTACACCTCCTCTGCATGCAGTACACCATACATACTTTTAACATCAAATTCTACTAAGGCACCTTCTTCTACTTGACTAAATGTAAAATTATATACTTCAACTATACGCTCATCAGCAAGAAGTGCATTAACAATCCTTCTTTTTAACTCTGATATAACAAAATCAAAATCTAAGCCTATCAAGTCAACAGTTTTTATTCCGTATCCTGAATAAATTTCACTATACTCATATTCTGTTGAAAGTATTAAAAAAACAGCCTGTTTGACTGCTTCTAATTCATCTATTTTACCTTTTAACTTATTTGCTTCAAAATCAGCTTTAAATGTCTCACTTGTCAATTCCTCCATATCAGGAATTACTATTCCTTCTGGTAACATATACTCACCATCCTTATAAAATAGGTTTGATAACTAGTGAATTTGTATTATATAACTTACTCAATATAATAAACTTTTGTCCTTTAGCCACACATAACATAATAAGCTTGTCATTTAACTTTAAACCCTCATTCACCACATATGAAGCAAGTCGTTTATCAGTATTATAACTTCCTTCTAAATTGGTTGTTGTAGCTCCTTCGCCTGAACTATGATTATGTGATAATGAATCTATGCTATGCTCATGCTGAAGGTGTATAACTTTTTTTAGTACCTGTTCAGTATAATAAAAATTTGTCCCTACATCTTCAATTTTCTTATTATCTCCTAAATCAATTATTAAAGGATTTAGTTTTGCAACCGTACCAATACGATAATCAGCTAGTTTCATATTTGTTACTATATTTTCGACTGTCAATTGGAACTCTTTAAATGGATCCATGAAATCACCTACCTTACTGTTAGCTCAAGGCTCATTGTATGATTATTATTTTTGTACTTATGTGTTACGCTATCTACAATTAAGTATTTATTAACTGATATATCGCCTATATTGGGAATATCTATATATACTGTATGTCCTCCCCTTAATCCAGGAATACCTATTGCATCTATAGATAATGATCTAAAAACTTTATTATGATATTCAAATAGCTGCTTTAAATAGTCTAATATTTGAGCATCATTTAGATTTTCATCCATGACTTCATAGTATTGTAGAGTTCCCCAACGCTTTATTTTGTCACTATCCTGCTTTTGAAAAACCTCAGCTTTTTTAGTAGCTTCATTTGGTCTAACAAGCTTGATTAAGTTATATGTATCACTATCAATATCAGTTTTATAACTATATCCTTGTGCAAGACTTTCATAGCCTATAACATATTTACTAACCATTTTACTTGCTGATTTTACTGTAAGTTTTCCAAAATCATCATAAAAGTTGATTAAAGTACCTTTTAAAACAATTGCCTGTTGTATATGATATGTGATTATATCTAACAAGCTTTCATCCTCATGATTATAATATGGTGTAGTATATCCTATATCTTCAATACTTCCCACACTAAGCTTAAATCTATTAGCAATTCTTTCAATTATTTCTTTAAGGCTTTCACCCTTAAATTGAAAACTGTCTTTTGCTTTTAAATATCTTAACTGATCATAGCAAGTTGTCTTAATTACTTTTTTTTCATTTGATACTTTAGTAAATACGTATCCTTTAAAAACAGGGATATTATCATCATAAAATAAAACGCAATCACCTTCACCATATGAAATTATATCATCTTTTACAAGTGAAAACTCAAGCTTACTTGCTGTACCTATCCTATGAAACGATATACTTATATCTGTTGCTAGCTCTGATATGTCATATCTCTTATTCATAATTTTACTATCAATATATATTTTATACACCGTTTATCACCTTTGCCTTGAACTCTTTATATTCTGTAAATTTTAAAGTGTAATAAATATCTCCTATCTCTCCGCCATTTTCTTTATACGTGAAATTATCAATTACAACTTCAATATTCATATCAAACAAGAGCTTATTTTTATCTCGTCTATTAATTATAAATCTGATAGGTAATTTGTTTTCTATCATTTTTTCTATCACTTCAATAAATACTTCAGGGTCTTTATTTGCTGGAAGATATGATTTTATATCAAACTTTTTAAGCTTTTTATCTCCAGGCTTTATTACCTCTCCAATTTGTAAAACATTATATCCAATGTTGTCTACATCCAGTTTTAATTCTATGTCTTCAGGAGGTATTGGAAGTGATATAGTTATTAATCTTTCTTTTGTTTCTTGCGATAAATATACCTTATACATCAATTACCTCCTATGTGTTATATGCAACATTTGTTGACGATTCTCTCATTTCAGCAAGCTTTGCACCAAAGTATTTAAATGTTTTTTCAGCTTCATCCTCATAGTCAATCTTACCATCCTTTGCTGCTATTTGTACTACAAGTTGTGGAGCTGGTGATGAAAGATTTACATTATTTATATACTTCATTGTTGCACCTTCTAATAAATATTTAATACTTTCATCAGCTAGGTTTACATCATCTTTAACCTTTACATTTACATCATTATTATCTAAATAGTTAGCAAATAAATCATCTGAATATGTTTCATCAAAGTTTGGCTCCTCTTGTTTGCCAAAGGTTGTAAATTTGTCAAGTACTCCAGTTAATTTATCACTTACACCCATTGAAAATTTATATCCAACATTATATCCTTTGTTAAAGCTTTCGCCATAGTCCATTGCTTCTAATCTTTCAATTGTTACTAAACCCTCTTCAGCTTCAAGCTGTTTCTTCTTATTCTTAATATCTTCTGTCCAGCCTTCTAAGTTACTTGTAAGATTAACTTCAACTCCAGGTATTAAATTTATTAAACCCTCTATTGCTGTAGCTAAATTTGTTATTTGCTCTAATATACATATTACCATGTTATAGAATAATTGTTTTACTGCTGCTACTGGATTTATAAATATATTTGCTACAAATTCTCCTATCATTGCAAAACCATTATAGAACGGAACTATAAAGGTGTTATATAGAAATGCCCAGCATGTGTAAAATGCCCCTGTTACTGCTCCTATTACACTTGCTGTTTGTTCTTGCCAGTGTGTTAGAGCATAAATTAATAGAACTATTGCTCCTACTATTGCAGCTATAATCCATACTGTAGGATTTGCTAGCACCGTACCATTAAATATTTTTTGTGCTATAGCAGCAAAAGTAGTACAATCTTCATATGTTTTCATTATTTTAGATGCTATTTTCATTGCATTACTTACGGTTTGTATTATTAACATAGCACTTAATGCTCCTACAAGTCCCCAAACAATTGGTTCAATCCATCCCCAGTTATCTACAATAGCACTTCCAAACATAATAGCTAAATCAATCACATTAGATATCAGAATTACGATAATATTTAATCCAGTTTCTAATCCATCTAAAAACGCTGAACCACTATCAGAGCCTAACCAATCGACAAATTCGGTAAATCTGTCATTTATATAGTCAATGGCTCCACCGTTTTGATATAGGTCATATGTCCATTTACCTAATATATTTTGTGCTAACACTATATTTTCTCCAAAGCTTCTAGGTATCTGTTCAAACTTAGAGTTTATTTCTTCCTCCATTTTTGTTATAGCTTCAACTATAACCTGTGCTGTAAGTTCTCCTTCAGCTCCTAACTCTTTTAATTCTCCTTTTTGAACACCCATCCCTTGAGATAACATATTCATTAAAAAGCTACCATTTTCTTGTAAACTTCTCAACTCATCACCTTGTAGCTTTCCACTAGCTAGAGCCTGTGTTAACTGAGTCATAACTGCTTGTGTTTGTACTGTATCTGCTCCACTGATTTTCAATGATTTATTTACAAGCTCAGAAAAGTCAACTATTTCACTTGTTTTACCAAAAGCTGAGCTACCTGACAGAGCTAGATTGGAAACCATATTTGATGTAGTCCTATAATCACCCCTTGCATTATTAGCACTATCAAATACCATTTGCTGAAGTTCTGTATTTGTTTGCAATCCATCATTTGCTAATCCTAAACGTGCATTTGATAACTTATATGAATCTGCGAAAGACATTCCTCTGTTTAATGTACCCATTGCTTGCCCTATAAGTTGCACAGCAGAATATACACCCATTAAGTTTAGGCTCCAATGCTTAAATCCATTGCTTATTTGTTCTTGCTTATCATCAATAAAGTTCATGTTGTTATGCATTCTAATTAATTGTGAATTTGCTCCAGCTAATTCCTGTTCTATTCTGTCAATTCCTCCATCAGCTATATTATAGCTTCCAGCTGAATGCATCATACTTGCCATCCTATCCAATTCAGCATTGACTGAACTTACTGAGGATTTTAGTGTATCAAATGAATCATCACCAATTTTATATTTACCAGTGTCAAACAACTCTTTTTGAAGTCTGTTCATCTCATCAGTTAAGTACGATGCAGCGTTAGTCATACTCTTAAATTGTGTATCATTCATAGTAGAGCTATTCATTATTTTCATCTCTTTATTGAGATTGCTAATAATTGAATCTGTCTCTCTTAGTGCATTTTCAAATTGGTTTAACTCATTTACAGAGTTTTCAAAAGGTGAATTTAATCCTTGCATCATCGTACCAGTGAAGCTATCCATACTTCTGGTTGCGTTCATAAAGCTTTCGCTTATACTATTTGCATCTTCTATTGTCTTTTTAGCAAAGCTGTTATTTGATTTAATTGATAATTCTGTACTACTAACTTGATTTAACCTTTCCATTGCCTCAATGGTTAGGTTTATTGTATTCATTACACTTTGCAAAACAGAAGTCATACCATCATTTAAACTTAAGGTATTTGATACATTCATTTTTTGTCACCTCCATCTATTTATTTTTTTTGCATTTTAAAAGACACCCTTTCGAGTGTCTTCATAGCTATTGATTTTATAAATTTACTTCTTTATTTAAATTAGCAGGAATAAGATGTATTACCTTACTTAACCTTTTATTTAATTCGCCTTCTACATTTAAGGTTAATCCATAAAGTTCATTTTTATATTCAGTAATATCAAACAATAATGTCTCTAGTTTGCTATCCTTATTTAAATAATTAATAATTAAATATGTCGTTTCATTAGTAATTTTTTTAGGTTTAGTTGCTAATATTGCACCAGCTGCTCCAAAAATCAAGGCACTTGCAACACCCGCAATTAAACTTCCATCTTTATAAAATATTTCCGAACTAGATTTGATATTAAAATATCTTAATTTATTTATAGAAATATTAAAATCACTACCTCCACCAGATATTATCATTTTATCTTTTTTAACTACTATATCACATTTTACATCACCTATAGGTAACCCTGCTTGATGATTACCATGAAAAGTTTCAATTATATTCATGTTTTCAAGTGTTTCAATACGTTCTTTTTTTAAATCTTTTGTTGTTGGTAATTTGATAAAAAATATACCTAATAAAAGGAATATTGCTCCAACAATAAAAAATCCTATTTTGTTACCTTCATAACTAAATCCTGAAAAAACAGTGGCTACTCCGATTATTATAAAAATTACAGCAATTATATTTTTAAATACTTTCATATTCCCACCTCGCTAATATTCATTTACAATATTTTACTATTTTTCTACCAAATTATCAAGTCTATTTTTTCTTCATAGCCTCATTTCTCCTACGGATTATATCATCAATCATGGCAACTGTCACAGCTTTTTCTTTAATAGGTAAATTTGAGAACTTTGAAGGCTCCCATCCCCATTCCTCCAAACATAGCATTGCATATATGGTATCATGGTCGCCTTCATCTATTAGTTTTTTGCCTCGTCCTTAATTTGCTTAAACGATATATCGAATCCGCTAAGCTTTCGTATTTCTACACCGAGTCTTTCTTGCTCTCCTGCTAAAAGTGCTTTGTCTAGATATTCATCTGGAGAAGTGCATCCCATTTCCTCAATATCCTTTGCATCCTTAAAATTAGGCTCAACACAATGATTTAATATAACAAGCTTCATTAGCTTGTTTGAATCTACTTTTATATTTGTATTTGATATAACCTTTGTACACTGTTCAGCATACTTTGAATTTTCTTCATTGCTCATTGCCTTTATTTTAAATTTAAAGTCCTTTAATCTTTCTGATATTACTACCTCTGCTGTAACATTATCTACTGGATGCTCTTTTAAAAATTGTTTTAATGTACTCATTATATTATATCCTCATCTTTCATATTTTATTGTTTTTTTGTTGGTTTACTGTAGTCACTCAAAACTTTATCATATCTATAGCTAAAGTTTATATCAGTTGTTATACTCTCATCAGTTGTACCATCAAGCTTACTCATTTCAATGTCACCTGTTAGAACACAATCATAATATTTGACAACTCTTTTACCCACGCTTGTTGCTGGATCATAATTTGTTACCATAATATCAAACTGTGGCATTTCTCCAGTTTCCTCAAATTTCTCTAACATTTTAGAGAAAGTAGTAACCATACAGTAATTTATTGTCATTGTTCCTGAATTAGCTGTACCAGTAACTTTTGATTGCTCTTGAAGTGTTCCAATTGTATTAAACTTTCTATCCTTTATAGTCTTTTTAGTGGTAATCTTTTGTATACCTATTTGCTCTTCAACATTACCATCTATAGTGAAATGTATTTCACCCTGCTTTCCTGATATGGTATCCTTTATATCCATAAAGCTCATAGTCTAATTCCTCCTTATTTTTTTAATGTTACTGTCATATATAATTTTTCCATACTATCTACTGGTTGAATTGCTGTATTTACTACTACACTATCAAGCTCATTACCTACAAGTACTTCAATATCATTGTTTGCATTGAAGTTTTGAATTGCATTAATATCCTGAAGAGTAGTAAAATATTTAATTATATCACTTTTGAATAATAGTCTTGAATTTTCATTATTATCAGCCTTACCAATATAACTATCTTCATATGTCTTTTTAACAGTATTTGCTACTTCATCAAGAACTCTTATAACCCTATTTTTTCTAAATTCTTTTCCTTTTGTGCTTCCAGCAAGACTATATGATGTGAATGTATTTATGTCCTGTTCAATTACTACCTTATCTTGCTTTGGTACAAATACAATTTCACCACTATTTAAAGCATCAATTATCTGCGTATTGGTATATTTAGTATCTGTATCAACTGCATCATCATAAGTTGTATATGTATTACTTTGATTTACTTGTGCTCCTGCTGTTGCTCCAGCTACAAATGCGGTTGCTTTTATCTTATCTATTATTGTGCCATCAGCTAATTTCACACCATTTTTTACACTTAATATACCTTCATAATCAGCAGAAGGATAATCTGCTAATACAGCTTGTATTTTCTTACCCTCATTGTCTCTCATACGCTTAACAAAACTTACCGTTGCACCCTTTATAGTTGTATCATTTACAGGAAGAGCTATTGTGTTAAATTCTTCAAGCTGAAGCTTTTCAAAATACTCTGTATAGTCTCCACTTGTTGGCTCTGTATCTGTTCCTCCAGTAAGTACTATTCCTGCACTTTGAGTTAATGCTCCAGTTCCACTAAATACAACATAATCATTATTAACTAGCTCTTGTATAGTTTTAGCTTGCTGTACATCAACATCTAATCCATCAAGATATGTTGTAACTATAAAGCTACCTTCTACATCTGTATCTGCAACTATTTTGACTGTAATATCATTTCCTCTTGTACCTGCATTTTTAGCTGTTACTGTTAGGGTTCCTTCTGTTTTTGTAGCCTTATTACCTGAGCTGATTCTATATATAATAACTTTGCTTGCACGTTTTAAAGCTTCTTTTATTAATAGCAGTTGACTATCTAATATGTCATATCCAAATAGCTTTTTAAAGTTTGATTGTGCATCAACTAAAATCATTGTTTTTACTTCTCCAAAGCTAAGACTTATAGGCAATGCAACTATTCCTCTATCAGCTGCTTGTATTGAATTAGATCCTTCACTCTTAAAGTTTATATATGCACCTGGTCTTACTTTGTTTTGTACTGTAAAGTTTCCTCCAGCCATTATTTAATCACTCTCCTATTTTCTTTTTTTAATATCTCTACACATTGATTTATAGAGTATTTTTTCTTATCTTCAAGTAAAACAGTTAAAATGTCTTTTTCTATACTTGTAAACTTATTACCTGAGAGTATTTCATCCTTGGTATATATTTGTGTTTTCTTACTTTCACTTACGCTTGTCTTATTAGTCTTATTTGTTTCTTCAGCTTTATTATTAACTTCTGACATTTTCGTTTACCTCCAATCTTTGCATCTCATTAAGTACTTCAACACATTTTTGAATTGTTGAATTTACTTCAAAATAAAAATGAAGTACCTTATCAGTTACTTGATACCTAATCTTTATACCTCGTAAAACCATATCTTTGTACTTCATTATTTCTACTGTGCTTGTAAGTTTATCTGCTACTAAGTAGCATTCCTGATTTATATCAGCACTACTTGGAAAATATTTTATTGCAGCACTAAATCTATTAGTATACCTTTTACCTAGCTGTTGCTTATTTTCTGCATCAACTATACCAATATAAATGCTTGGTATAGGCAAGTCTTGTATTACTGATTCTTTGTTTATTTCTAAATCAGGAAAAACCTGCTTAATTGAATAGCTTATTACACTTAATACATCATTTGCATTCATACTATCACCTATATTATTTCTAAGCTTTTTAACCAACCTTTAAATTGTTTTTCAAAGCGTGCTGGTATTTCTCTTTCAATTTGCTCTATAGCTATTTTTGCCATATGCTTGCCTTCTACATAACTATTTTTTAATCTTTTTCCTATAGCCGGAACATATCTTCCTACCTCTTGTCTGTGTCCATCTTCTACCCATCCAGCATACTCAACATTGTTATATATTTCTATAAGCAAATCATTTCCTTCTATTTTTACGCTTTTTAATGTTGCTTCTGTACTTCTTATGTAGTCCTGAATAAACTTTTGTGTTGCTTCTTTACTGTGATCAACTGCAACAACATTTTTACTATCTCCAACCTGCCACATATTCCTTAATAGTCCTGTATCAACTGGAGTATTTTCTTTAGTCAATATCCAAGCTCTGATAGCCTCTTCTAAAAGGAATTTCTTTAAAAAATCATTAAACTCTTTTTGCATCTTTTGCATATTATTTTGAAATTTTTTAAATTCGCTATAATCAAATGGCATTACGCATATTCCTCTCTGCTTAGCGGTATCTGCTGATGAAAGTTACTAATAATAGGCTCCCCGGCTAACATGTTGTACTCTTTTCCATAATGAAATATCTTTAAAACATCACCTTTTCTAAAGTCATGTAAATTACTTGTAAAGAGTGTATAAATCATATTTAAAGAATTAACATCACCATCAGATGCTGGCTCATCATTTTTCTTTATATCTAATTTACAAGTAATATTTTCTTTATGTACACACAGCTCATGAGCAGTGCTTCCATCCTCTAATGTTTTCTTTATATTTCTATAAATTGTTGCTTTATCAATATACATTAGACTTTCATTAATATCACTAATATTTTGAAAAATCAACTAATCACCGCCTTATTCTTCTGTATTTAATTAGATCATCTTCATAATTAAGTATTAAATTGTCTATATGTTTTTGCTTACTTGTTAAATCGAAGGTATAGCTTGTGTCACCCATTTTTATATTAGTTATATCTTTTTGTAAAATGTCTGGACTTGAGTAAGTTACTAAGCCCACTACCATATTTGCATAGGTGAAATTTAACTCTGCAGGTATCTGTTCTGATTGAGGAATGTTGCAAAAATTATGTATCTTTTGCCCTATTTCTTCTATGGCTAAATCTATATCAATATTTGTAGTGCTAAGCTTTAATTTGCTTAGCACTATTTCAACAACTGTTAACATTATTTATCTTTCCCATCATCTTCAGACGATTTTGCATCCACAGCTTCTTTAGCTTTCTTTGCATCTTCTGCTGATTTTGCTTCCTCTGCCTTCTTTGCCTTTTCAGCCTTTTCTGCTTCTTTTGCTTTTTTCAATTCCTCAGCCTTCTTTGCTTTTTCAGCTTCCTTTGCATCTTCATCCTCAATTAATTCAACTTCATAGCCTTTCTTTTCAAACCAATCTATAGACTTATCTGTCATAGCTTCACCATTAACAAAATGTACTCCTGCAGATATACCATTGTAGTTCTTATTAGGTGCTTTTACTTTATACATAACGTGTTCCTCCTATGCAATTTTTATATTTCTTAATATTCCAGCTGATCTTGTTGCTTTTAATACAGCTGCTGCTACCATTTCTACCTCACCATCTTTTACAGCTCCTGGAGCTTGCATGTCAGGTAGATAATGATTAATTAACTTGTCACCATTTGGGGATGCAGCATGAACTCCATCTAATCCTACTCTTATTGCCATTAAAGATGTTGTTTTTGCAGTGCCATCTATTTCAAGTATAGGATTAGCAGTTCCTGGTTTATCTCCCATTACTATAAATGGAACTCCAGCATATTTTGTAACAGGCTTACCAAAAGCATCAACTTCTGATGTTGAAAAATATCCACTTCGTCTAGCTATTCCGTTAATTATAGCCATTAATGATTTATTAACAAGTATACCGCTTGGTGTACCATCCAAAAGTGAAAGCATTTTATCAAGCATATCCATAAATGCTGCACCATTTGCAGTAATATTAGCTGAACTAGATAAATCTATAGCAGCTGATGGATTTACTTCTGTTGAGCTTCCTGTTACAGCCTTATCTATTCCATCAAATGAATTTTCAGCTACTGCACTATCACCATTTATAAAGGTATCAGCAAACAATGCTTTTGTTGCTTGGATTTTTTGTTGTAGCTGGAATGTAATCTGATCAGTTATTCCTCTAACGTTATTTTGTATAACTCTATCTACTTGGAACTTTCCTCCAAATGGTTTAAGATTTGTTGTATACTGTGTTGTCACCGCCTCCTGTGCTGTATACTCAGTATTAATTGCTCTAAATCCTGCTGTTGGAAGAGTTGTTACTCTGTTGTATGTATAGGCTAATGTGTTGCCTATAGGTGTAACCACATTATCAAATACCATCATATCCAATAATGGATCCTTTCTAAACTCATCAATTATTACCTGTGCCAATTTGTCTTGCGTAAAATTCTTTGCTTGTGCTAATGTTATCATTTTATTTCCTCCTGAAATTTATTATTTTATTTCCATTGCCATTGCTACTGCATCTGACAAGTTTAAATTTTCATCTGAACCAGTTCCACCATTTGGTTTATACTCATATGGTGGTTTTTTAGTTTCGCTAGTTTCCGCGTTGAACAAAAACTCTTTTTCCTTTTTGATTTGCTCAATTTGCTCCTTAAAGCCTTCTACCTTGCCATCATTTAGCTTGATTTTTTCTCTATCAAGTAATGTTTTGACAAGTTTAACATCCTTAGCATTGATACCTGTAAGCTCTAAATCAAGAGCATTTTCAAATACAGTATCCTCAAGCTGTTTTTGTAATTTGTCTGTATCTTCTTTATATTTGCCTTGAAGCGTTGTAAGTTCTTCTTGAAGTTTTGCTCCATCGACCTTTTTTAATTCCTCAATATCCTGGTCTCTAGTTTTTATTTGCTCTTTTAATGTTGATATTTCTGTATCCTTCAAATCAACATCTTTTTTCTCAACAAATTCAGTCATAACCTCCTTTTCTATATCCTCTGTTATTTCAATTCCTTTTGATTTTAATGTGTCTAAAAGCTTTCCCATGTTTACTCATCCTTTCTTTTTCTTCTATATTCTTTTTTTATTTCAACCCATTTATCAGGGTTGTTATACTTAATTTGTCTAAATTTTTCAAAGTCCTTAGGTATTATTTTATTACCTAAAACTTCCCTATACTTTTCTTGCTGTTTTTTATCTGCTGACTTATTTTTATGCATCTTATCTGCAAGCATTTCATCAGTATCAGTTATAACATGCTTCTTATACCATTCTTGATATGTCATATTTCTATCAACATAGTAACTCTTATTTTTTGATGTATTTCTTGCTATTCGTGTTCCTTCTAAGTCTTCTATGTATGGTATTGTTGTACTTCTGCAGTGTGGATGCATTGGATTAGCATTTACTCCAACTTTTCTTTCAGATACTAAAAATATCTTTTTATCAAGCTCTTTGCATATAGTGCTTGTCTTAATATCCAATGTTGCTAAAAATTGATATTTCTCAATATCCATAGCCTCATAAGCTTTGAAAGTAGCCTCACCTGCGATGTAGTTTGTCTCTGTTCTTATGAGCCTAACTGCGTTTTTATATGCAACATCGGTAGCCTTTCTAAGCTCCTTAGCCATATCCTGATTGCTTTTACCTTGAATTATGCCAGCTGTTAAAGTATCCTCTAATTTGGAGGAAAAGTTATTTACATGACCCCAAATTTTCTGGCTATAGTTTTTTCCACTCCATGGATATTCAAGTAAGCTTTCTATAAGATTTGGTGATAATCTTGAAAAATTGGTACCAAATCCTTTAAATTGTTGTATATCAAATATTGTTTTGTAGTATGTTTCATTTAAGATATCATCTAGTGTTATCTGAGTATTTAGTCTTAAATATTTGTTATATAACTCATTAGCTTCATATTTGATACTTAATTCTAATGCATGAAGTCTTGAAATTCTTGCCCTTGTTGATAATGCTAATAGATATAGTTGATAAGATTTTTCATAGCTACCGCTTTTAGCAGCTTCAATATAAAAATTTAAATCCTTTTGAAATTCTTTTCTTTCATTTTGATTTAAATACTTTACTACATCTTCATATTCAAGTCCTGATTCTTTTCCATATCTAAAGTACAACTCTGATATCTTAGCTTGAATATTTTTATATGTTTTTTCAAACTGCTTTTTTAAGTCTTTTTCTAACCTTAAAGCCTTTTTTTCAGCATCAATTAGTCTTTGTTCAGCTCTTTTTTTCCAGTAGATATAATTATTATCAGACTGATTACTCATCTACATCAGCTCCAAAGTTTTCATCTTCATTATAATCAGAGTTGTATTTTTCATTTTGTTCTTTTTTTATCTGCTCAAGCTCTTCATCAACATTTTCAACATAAGGATGTTTCTTTGTTTTTGATTTTTCTGACATAGTTGTTCCTGATTTTGATATTGTTTCAACTATTTCCTTGTCATTTGTAATCATATTGCTAAAGTATGTAATACTTATATCCTGGTCTTGATTTTTACCTAAGTAATCTAGCACAGCTCTTATAAGTACTTTTATTGAACAATCAAATTCTACTCTTGAATCAGCGGCTTTAAGTTCAAGTAAGCTATATAAAAACTTTAATGCTACTCCTGAAGAGTCTCCTAAACTATCTTTATCCGGATTAACTCCCATACCAAATAAAAATATAGCCTTTTTTAAGTCTTCTATATGTTTTGTCCTTGCTTCTACAGGTATTTCAGCCTTAACAGTTCTTACATCACCTTTATCATCTGTTTTTACTGCTTTGAAATCTTTTAAATCACTCATAAACTCCTCAAGGTCTTCACCACCATAACCCTGAAGTATAAATAAAATTTCTTGTATATCATCTAAATCATTGGCAAAGCCGGATATTGTTTTGTCATATTCATCAACTTGGTCTTTATACATATATAAATCAGATTCCATTATTGAATTATTGTTAAAATATATAAATGGAACTTTACCAAAGCTATGAGTAAAGGTATCACTTTCTTTTATTGCTTCACCTAAACCTTTAAACATTACACACTCTTTGTCATCCCAATATTCATAAATTTTACACGAATTACCATTCTCATCTTCATCTCTGTATATACGTATAACTGCTGTTAATCTTTTCTTTAAATCTTTTGAATAAATAGGTATAACCTGTATTGTTGGCACAATACCATATTGAAACTTATTATTTTCTATCCAATAATGAAGCCATGCAAGACCATTATTACTAGCATTTATAAGTAGCTCTCTTAAGGTTTTTCCCCATTCATCACCAAGTGTTTTTATTATTTCTTTATTTAAGGATGATTCTCCAACATCTATATTTGGCTCTCTACTAAACATATAACCGACTTTTTGCTTTACAAACAGTCCATGCCAAGCATGACTTAATCGGTTATCTGCAGTTTTTAACGGATTATCGTCTTTAAATTTCACAGGCTTTCTTTTTATATCATTATTATTTCTGTAATACTTTTCTCCCAAATCACACATTTTTAGAAATTTAATGCGAGCAGGAGAATTTTCATATTTAAATATAAGTTTTTTTAGTTGTTCTACATTCATTTATTCACTCCTACCTCTTATTTCTGCTTTTTAGAACTGATATTCTGCTTCCAACTTTAACTTCACCATTTATTACTTCAACTAAACCAGTTAAGCAGTCGGCTGCATCATCATGATCATTTTTACCTTTTCTTTGGTATTTTGATATTGCTTTATAGAACTCAGGATATTTATGTTTCCATCCTTCAGGCATTATAATTTGCTCCATCACATTAGTAGCGTTGACTAAAATACGAGTCTTTTTATTCTTACTTTGATGAAACCAAGAAACATTGCATTTACTATTTTTAATTCTCTTTAAGTGCTCTATAACATTTCTAGCAAAGCCACGTCCTCCATTATTACTTTCTATTGCACATTCTTTAGTACCAACTATATTTAATCTTCTTGCTGATTCTGGCTCAGTCTTTTCCATTGGTTCATCTGTATAGTATATATCTGTTACATAACCGTACTTGTCTATCACATCTGCTGTTATTTGACACAAGAAGTCAGCTCCTTCATCAGCAGTATCTGTATATGCAATTTTCCTTTCAACCTTATCAGGATCATAAACGTCATATGTTTTAAATTCACCATACAATGCACCTTTTTTATCTATAGGCTCTTGCATGTAGTTTGCTAACCAGATATCTTCATCAAGAGTGGATTTCTTTTTTAGTAAATCCTCTGTAGAATATAAATCTTCACACCAGCTTTTATTTTCTTTATCAAGTGCTGGTATCTTTAACTCATAACACCTTTCAGGAAAGTTTGCTAATAATTTCCCTGCTAAATCATCACTAGCCCAACGAGTTAAAATAACAAATTGTACTGCATTTGGTAACATTCTTGATGCAAATGTATTTTTGTAAAAATCCCAATGCTTTTCTTTGGTATTTTCATTCATCGCTTCTTCTTTATTTTTTATAGGGTCATCAATAATTCCTATGTTGCCACGCATACCAGTTATAGAACCATCAAATGAACTTGCCAGGTATGACATATAACTGCCTTCCAAGCTCCATAAATTCATTGCTCCATCTCCAAACTTTATTTTTACGTTTGGAAAGAATGAATTTACTACATAACTATTTGTATCTCCAGGGATTTCTTTATCCTCTATGGTGTCTCTTACAGTCTTTGCAAAACGTGTTGATAAAGTCTGATTATATGATACCGTTATAGCTGCATTCTTTATATTTTGACCATAAGCCCATGTAGTAAATGTTGTAGCATTGTATGACTTGCCCGCTCCTGGAGGAAGATTTACAATTAAAATATCATAGGGCTTTTTAGTTTTAGGATTTATAAGCTTTTTCTCATATATAGCTTGCATAGTTTCAGCTATTACCTTTTGATATGATCTTTCCTCTTTAAAAAAACTAGGATTAATTAGCTTTGCATATTCCCAAAATGAACATTTACCTTTTTCAATATTTTTCTTCCTGATTTTTTCCTGCGGAGATAAATTATTTTTCTTCGCAAGGTCTAATAAAATTTCGCTCACAAGTTTTTACCTCCACGATATCTCATTGAATGTTTTTAAATCTTTTTAAACCTTTTTTAAAATCTTTTTTATTTATATTTTTGACCTATTGCTTGATTGAAATAAAAAAAGCCTTAAAATCGAAATTATGGCTTTGTTATTTTTGCTCTTCTAATTTTATTTTTTCAAATGTCTCTTGAGCTATCTCTACAAGTCTTTCATAAATATCAGGATATTTATTTTCTAGTTCATTAAACATCCTTTCCTTAAATTCTTCAAATGCCTTTTTGGTTTTATCTTCAACATCATTCTTATATTTGTTATATTGAAGTTTTAACTTCTCTGCACTTACTGTACTTCGTTGAAGCTTTGCAACAGAATTAATTACATCAATTATATTTTCATTCTGCAGCTCTGATGTCTGAGCACTCATCAAACGCTCAACTACCATTTCTATGGCTATCTTATTTGCTGCATTTACTACATCTGTATCAGGTGCATCTGATGTTGCATCAAGCACTGCTTTAACCTGTTCTCTAACTTTTTTAGAACGCTCTAATGTTTCCTTAAAGTTTTTAGCATATCTATGAACTCCTGCTATACTTGTACCTTGTAGCTCTCCATCCTTAACCTCATTCATAGAATTTATCCACTCAGCTATATCCTGATATGGTATACCCTTTTTTATCTTTTCATCTATAGCCTTTTGTAGTTCTTCAGGATATGTATTAAAAGTATGTTTAGGTCCTCTTTTACCCATTAGTCACTCACCCCTGTTATTGGTGGAGTGTTGCCTTCTAAAAAGTCTATACCATGTGCTGTTATGTTGATAAGCTTTCTTGTTACACCTATTCTTCTATTTTCAATAGTCTCAACTTTAACTAGTTCTTTTTGGTTTAAATAGTTTATATCTTCTAATACTTGCTTTTCACTAACATCAAATCCTGTATCTCTTAACTGTATTCTTAAAGCCTCATGTCCGATACTTGTTTCTCCAAACTCTCTTAAAATTTCTAACTCTAATCGTCTTCTTTCCTCGTTCATGGTAGCCTCCTTAACCTATTATTTCTACTCCAGCATCTATTTGTGTACCATCTACAATATCTTGACCTCTAGCTGTTATTCTTAATAAGTCATCATTACTATCAATTTCATCTTTCATATCCCAGTCTATATATTTTTTATCTTTTAGATAATGTAATACAGATTTGAAACGAGATAATGGCATTCCTTCAGATGGACTAAAGGCTTTTTTTATAACACCAATTTTTACATTATCACCCTGGTACTTATGTAGTTCTTTTAAAACCTCTCCCCTAAATATTTTCAATTGTGTTGCATCAACCATTGGTTACACCTTCCCATCTATTTTTCCCTCAATTTTATTCATAACAGCTGAAATATTATCAAGCTTTTTATTTATGTCTCTTGTCTGACTTGAGAAGTCCTCTTGTTTAGTATAATTTTTAGCAACATTTTCTTTAAACTCATAAAACTCTTTTTCAAGCTTACTCTGATCATCTGCTATCTTTGCAATTTGTTTATCTGTCTTGTCTGCAAATTTGTCTAATTTTTTGCCTATATCATCCGAAAACTTATCATATCTTTCTTCATTTTCGCTTGCAAGTTTAGTGTATCTATCTACATTGTTTTTTTCATTTACTTTTATTGTTTCAAACATATTATTTTGATTTGTTTCAATTTTATTAAGAGTCCTTTTTAAAAAGAAACCTACAAGCGTAAGTAAAAAACCTGCGCAAGCTAGAAGCGGTTGCCAATATATAAGTATTTTATCCGTTTCATTTACCACTGTTTCACCCCTCGAAATATTTTTCTCTACTTAATACAGTTACGTCTATATCATGTTGTCGTTTGAGCTGTGCTTTTTCTGCTTCTGTAAATTTAGCTTTCCAAGTACGTTTTTGCTCTTTCCTCTCGTTTTTTTTTAACTCTTTACGAATATCCTTAACTGCATCCAGATTACTCAAGCTATTAATATATTCACTAACAGTTTTACGACTTTTATTAACCATCTCTGCAATTTTTGTAATCTTTATTCCAGCAGCATAAAGTGTAACTGCTTCCTCTTTCCAGTTTATATTACTTTCCACCTATCCTCCGCTCCTTCCATATCCCAGTTTGCAATGTTACATTTTGGTCTACTAAAAAAAGGCATAAAGATAGATTTAACTATCTTTAAAGCCTTTTTAAACTAATTCTTTTTAATTAATTGTTTAATAAACTGATTAGAATAAACTGCAACCGCTGCTATTAAAACTCCATATATGATTCCATTTATTATGGTTGTGCTGTTTATGCCTTGAGAAAGTATAAATGCTGTATAAAGTATTGTTAATATTATAGCTATTATTAACGCTACTATTGGCAAGCACCAATTAGGAATCTTGTTAGTCATTTTAATACCTTCAACTAGCACATATGTAACAACTGCTATAACAAACAGCTCTGTTGGTACTAATGCAAGAAAGTTTAACTCTGTCATTCTCTTTTCCTCCTTATATAAAAATGTCGTTAAAGTTTTTATTACTCTAACGACATTTTACATTATATTATATTGTCACCGTTACCAACCTATATTGGCAATTTATGTTTTATCAAACAAACTTATTTGACCTTCAATTCCTAACTCTCTTACTATTCGTCTTACGCTTTCTTCAGCCAAATTATATTTTTTAGCCAGGTCTTTTACATTATATCTATTATATTCATCCATAATCTTTTTATCTCTAATAGGTTTTAGTACTTCTTCAAGCTTGTTGACATATATTCTAGTTCCTCCATAGTATTCAGAAAGCTTTATTAAGTTTTCAATACCTATTATCTCTGCTAATTCCTTATTCTTCACATCTAAGTCATTTATCTTTATCTCCTTTATCCAATCATTCAAATTTTGCACCTCACTAGCTATTCATCATTCTCTCGCTAATTATTAGACATCTTAGCATATCTTCCGTAAAATCTAATTCTCCAGTTGTATTACCTTTTATATATCCTTTATCAACCCAGCTCTTAACATAAACCTGTAACCATGAAGGCATATCAGTAATATTTTTATATCTTTTATTTGTAACTACTTCAATTTCTTTTTCTAAGTCTGTCTTTTTATCCTCTGTTTCTAAATCTCTTATATATACTATGTCTTCTTTAAGGCTTAGTGAAAAATACTCTAACGGATCAATCCATCTGTCATTTTTATCTCTTACTCCATAATGTGTATGTTCCCCAAAACTATAACCAGTATTACCCATTACACCTATTATGTCACCCTTTTTTATTATATCTCCAACCTTAACATTTCTTGTTTTAAGATGACAGAAGAAATGTTTATATCCATCTGATGTATCAATTCTTATGTAATTTCCCCACTCCCAAGTAGAATTTTTCTTATCTGTTACAATAGTAGAACTTCTTACAATCCCCTCTACTGGACTTAACACATATTTATTTTCTATCCCTACGACATCTATTCCATTATGGAATCTGTTATCTCCATTGTCCAATGTTCTATATCCAAATAAACTTGTTATTTTATATTTGCTAAATATCATACTATTTATCCTCTCTTTCTTTTACCATTTGTTTAAGCATTTCTATTAATTTATGGCATTGCTGCCTGTTTAACCATTCAAGTCTTTCCACTCTAAATATCTTATTAACAAAACCATTTATACGCTCATCATTGTCGTTCCAGCCAAGCTGTCCTGTTAAATAAAATATCTTTTTACGTTGAGCCTTAGTCTCTACATTTCCTCCAACATCAGTACGCTTAGTGTTGCTATTGTGTTTCTTATTATTTATTCTGTCTAACACTTTAGCAGCTTCCACATAAGTAAGCTCTGTCATATGTTCCTTCTTTGATACTGCCTCTATAATATTATATAAGTCTTCTTTTTCTAAACCCTTAGCTCTGGATGCACTCCACAATGCTTTCTTTTGTTCATTAGTTATCATATTAATTTGCTTAGCTGAACTATCCATTTTATCACCTTCTTAAGTAGTTTGTATTAATTCAATATTTTGATTATTTGATATTAATTGTTTCTTCAAAGTGCTAAATGATATAAAGTAAGGATAATAGTATGCATATTTTTTATCATATTCACTTAATAAATATTTCTGCTGTTTTTTAGGCAACTTCTTGATATCATTTTTTACCTTATTTGATATAACTGATTTTTCTCTTTTCCATAAAAACCTACGTCTTTCTTCACAGTCTTCCATGAGCCATTTACCATTCATCTTCCCATCAATATATATTGCTATAACATTTTTATAGGGAGATACTCTTTCAAGTCTTAATGTTATTTTATAACCATCAATTTTAAGCTCAACAGAGCAATAAAGCCTTTCAAGTGTTTCTTTTACTTTATCCCAATCTTCTTTGGTCATAATTTATCACCTCACTATCTTAAATCTCTTTCTTACTCTAAGTGTCTTATATTCTGTTTGCTTATATCCATTACAAACAGATTTTCTATTGTTTATTGTGCCTAATCCAGTGTATATTGAACATTCATCACAGTTAAAACATGCAAATTCTACCTCTTCAGACTCAACATATATGCATTCAACATTATTAGCACAATATGCACAAATACAATCACACTGCATACAAATTCTTAACAATTAGTTGCTATTTTATATACAGCAACATTTCTACAACTAATTTCATCTCTTTCTTGATCAACTACCTCAACAATTCCTTTTTGTTCTAACTCTGTTAATCTAGGTCTAACAGCATTTAAATCAGAAAAATTAAGAGCATATGCAATCTGTCTAGCTGTCATTTTCCTATTATCTAAAACTCTTAAAATCTCTTTATATCTTGTCTCATGCTTTGTAGATAAATAACTCTCAAGCCTTGTTTCGTTAGTTATCTGATTCATACTATTCCTCCTTAATTTTCTTCATAAACGTTTATACCATTATCAATTGGTTTAGACTCAATATATATATAGTAGGGAATATACCAAGTATTGTTCTTATTAAATGCCATAAGCCTACTAATAAACCTTTTACTCCATATGTAATTTCTAATGCAGATTCTTTAAAATCTTTTTTAAACCCTCTAAACAATCTTCATTTAGAATAACCTCTCATTACAGCAAAATATTTGTATCTTTTTATTACATATCCAAACTGTTCAAGACGGTCTATTCTATATTTATCAATTATTCTCAAATTCTCACCTCTCTTAGTTTTGATTATTACCTAAAATGCTCTCTAAATCCTTTTTAGATAAACAAATCACATTATTTTTCTCATATCTAATTTGGATTTCATTTTTCACTAATGAGATATCAGCATCATGGTAATTTACATTTGCTGTTTTCTTAAACTCTTTACATACCGCAATTTTACTTTTCATTCAATCCTCCTATTTACAGTATTATTAATTAAATTTACTTTTATAAAGCCAATAAAGAGAATCTAAGTCATGTGCTTGATCAATTAAACCTAACATCGCTATAAAGATATCTATCATATCTGATTTACCATCAATATCCTCTGTAAAAATAACCTCTGCCTTTAACTCATCATCTTCAATTTGTGCACTTACCAATATTCCTTTGTATGTTTCCTTTTGTTCTCCTGATTCATTTATAACTATTATTTTAGACATTTATTAATTCTCCTCTTCTCACATAAAATTAATTAACGTACTTTTTATAATTTATCCAACATGCATCCTCTCCAGTGAGTTCCTCAAAAACATACTTATTTGTTAGATACACTTCGGGAAGTAATCCTTGAGATTTATCCTTACTTGTTTCCCATGCCATTAAATTTCTAGCAATAACTTTTATAATATTTAAATCTTTATATTTATTAAGTTCCTTAAGTGATACATAAATTTCTTCCATTTCTAATCCTGTTAATACATCATCAGGTTGAAGTCCTGTTTCTTCATATTCTAATAATTTACTTGCTACTGCATACATCTTTTCTGATTCATTTTCACTATTCATCCCAACAATTCCCCATTCACCGTTTGGCTCTTTAAATGTTAATCGTATCATTATATCCTCCTCACATTTTACTAAATTCTTTCCATCCTTTTAATTCCGCATATTCATTTAAATTTGACTGAGCTTTATCAAATATATCAGTTATAGGCAATTGTTTCATCTTATGCCACCCACTTTCACCTGTATGTTTATTATTCTGATACATTCCGCAATAAGTTTCTCCACCTATTAAGCTTTTAACTTTATATTTCCATCCTCTGTTATCTATATATGTTTTAATAAATCTACAAGGTGTTTCATCTTTGCCAAAAGGACTTGGTGGACAAATTATATTATCTTCACTGTTCGGACACATACAACATCTAAATTTTAAATACTCAGGTTTTTTATTTTCCATGGTTGTTCTCCTCGTGTTGTTAGTTTTTAATCAACAAATGTATTACGAACTATATCAAATATTCCAAAGTATTTATCTTCTATTGAAACTTGATATCTATTTAGTCCTAATTCACGTATAATAAGTTTTTCATCATTATAATCTACTTCCAACTCTTCTAAGGCTTTAGTTATTTGCTCTCTTGCATTTTCCATGTTACTATCCTACATCCTCTCTCTAAAAAATAAGCAGGCATTTCTGCCTGCCCTGATGTCTATTTATCCTTCCATGTAATTAAGTCCTATGCTTATAGTTTCCTCAACACTGATCGCTCTTTTTAAAACATCTATATCTATCTGCTCTGGATCATCAACAAACTTTGTTATAAGCTCATAATTTTTCTGCTCACGAATTGCATCAAGTTCCTCTTCCAAAGCTTTAGCATCAAGTCCTAAACTTTCAAGTAATGCTTTATCCTTTACATACTCGCCTTTAAGCTTCTTAGAAGCTGTCTTTATCTTATCCTCATCAAGTCCCATATTTACAAGCAAAGTTTTAATATCATGTTTAGCATAATCTTTTTTATACAATGCAGTTAGAACCTTCTTAACCTTATTATCAAACTTATAATTAACACTTTCTTCTCGCTTAATCTTGTCAAGTAGTGCAGTTCCAACTATACTCCTTAGTATGCTATAATTATCAATCTCACAGCCTTCTTTATTTGTTACAATTACACTTCCATCATTACCAAAGCTTTCAATGTACTTTAAATTCTTATTATCCATCTCAGCAAGAGCTGCAGCTTGCATTTGTGCTTTAAGTCTATCTAACTCTTTTTTGTCTTCCTTCATTCTCTTATCAATTACTATAGCTTTATCTATCAATTCCTTGTCAATTAACAATCTTACTCACCTCTTAACTCTTTTTTACATTCCTTACACACAAATTTACCTTTGAATGCTTCTACATCTTCAACACTGCTGCAAAATATACAGCTACCATTAATACGCTTAACTAAAATGTCTCCATTATCCTGAACATTAAGACTAACTTTTTCTTGTCCTTGTATACCTAAGTCCCTTCTTAAATGTACTGGAAGAGTAATTCCACCCTTAGCTCCTATCTTTCTTTCAATGTGCATAGTATTTCCTCCTAATATATTTAATTTTTAATAATCTCAAGTAATATTTATCTATAAATAAACCTCTACAATACATTTGTCATCATTATCAAACCTATCAATCTTAGTTAGGATTGGAGGAAGTTCCTGTCTTACTTCATCCAAAGTATCCTTTATCATCATAAATTTTGTAGGTACATGTCTTCTAAGTATTGGGTCAAATGTCCATACCCTAGCTATATACTTATCTTCATAATCACTAGGACTAAAGTATATGACTATCATAACCATCACAAAGGTGCTAAAATTAAACTTCTTAAAACTATCCATCACAACATCATTTCTTATTATATTATTCATTGCAAGTGGCATTGAATTACTATTACCTCTATTACTCATCCTTAGCCTCCTTAGCTTCAACTAAGGATTTATTGCCAAATCCATCCGGAAGTACAAATAGCTTTGCTCCACAAAGGCATCTGATTTCACCAGTAATATTTGTTATATTATGTTCTGTAGCACATACAGGACAACTGCATTTATCATACTTTGTCATCTTACAAACCTCCTAACTTTGCCACTCTTTTTATTAACAAACTCCATAAACTCAACAGTATCCTTAACAATTAACCAATTACTTGGATCAAGCTTCTTGCTACATAAAAACTCTTTATGCCTTCTTTTTAATTTCTTCCCATTCTTCATTGGTCTGCTCCTCCTTACCCTCGATACTAATTCTTAATCCATGCTCCCAATCTATAACTAATTCCTTATCTCTAAACAATATAATTGCTACTAAGGTTAAACTCCAAACTAATCCAAATACTAACATCTTAATACCTCATACTTTCGTCGAGTAGCTTCTCCACCTCTTATATTTCTAGCAGCCTTATTATGTAACACTACATTTTCAACCTCGTTATATAGTTTAGGGTTAATAACTTTAAGTCTAACAAAATCCTTATATACAGTTGACTTACTCATTTTTAAACATTTAGCTGTTCCTCTTATAGTAGCTTTGTTTTCAATAATATATCTTCCAACACGTTTAGCTCTTTCATCAATATCATTAACTCTAACTTTCATCAACCAACCCTCCTTATAAAAACTATTTACAAATCTTTAAATACGTGTTAAACTCGTTTTAAATATAATTTAAAAAATATTTTTTAAAAGAAAGTGCTTCTGCAAAAGCCTTTCTTTTTTATTTAACTTCAATACCCATCATTCTAGTTGTTCCCATAAGTCCATCCTCAGATATATCTCCGTTTGCCATAGCATTTATATATACTCCTGTAGCTCCTCTGATGCCCCAATTACTTTTCTTAACTATTTTATATAGATATTTAATAGCATCCTCGTCCAAACCTTCAAAAACAAGCTTTATGTCATCATACAATATGTCATTCTTACTAAGCTCACAGTTCATAAAAGCTCTAGAGCACATTCTTGAATCTCTCTCACTCTGATCACCGGCAATCTTTTCATAAATACCTTTATTTCCTATTAATATAATTGCAACCTTAGCAGCATCATATATGCTTTTTATGTACTCAATAGCATCCTTCTTAAGTCCTTGTGCTTCATCAATAATAATCATTTTATTGCTTCCCTTAAGCTTTTCAACTATCCTCTTAAACAACTTTCTTTCCTTACCATCACTGTTAATCTTAAGAGCCTCACAGATTTCCTCTAGTAATCCTTTACCCCCACATGTTCCTGGTATTAAATCAATCTTTATAGCTGAAGGATTTTTCTCAACATACCTTTCGGCTGTAATTGTCTTGCCTACACCAGCAATTCCATGTATAGTACAAATAATGTGCTGCATCTGGCAATACTCCATAATTCCTAAAATTCGCTTTGAAATACTTGTTTCAACAAAAGTAATCTCTCTAAATGTGTTTTTCTTATCTCTTAGCTCAAGATATCTTGCTATTTTGTTGTAAACAACATTTCCCTCTGTTAAGTTATACTCTCCTTTTCCTATTTGTGTAATAATTGCAGGGCTAACATCAATTTTTTTAGCAAGTTCTGTCTTTCCACCATTTATTAGCTCAACCTCAGCTATAACATCTTGTATCTCTTTTAATAAAACTTCTTTTTCCATAACATCCTCCATCAATCAAAATATTTATTTTTATTCTTCTTTAAGTTATTTAAAGCTCTTTCAATATCAAATTCCACTATATTTTTACTCTCAGCTCCAACAGCCATATTAAGCACTTCATCATCATAATCTCTCTGTTTCTCTACAAACAATTCAATTATTGGATTAGCTGTACTCTTAGCACTTTTTAAATTCTCAGCTATTTCCTCTTCCATAAGTTCTCTAATACTTGGAGCATCCTTAGTAGTTAATTTATCCTTAACATCTTTAACAAGCTTATCAACAGATTTTTTATATCTTGCATCCTGTTCTAAAGCTGCTCTTGTTGCTTCATCCTTACCAGCAAAATTACCTATAAGCTTTTCTGGTACATCCTTATATAGAAGCCTTCCGTTCATTTCATATACATCAACATGACTCATATCATTATGATCATACATTGCATATACATAATCTCTGCTTCTTAACACCATTTCCGGAATGAAATAACTTATCTTTGCTTCTCCAACTGTAAAGCTTATACCATTCTCTCTAATCATCAATGCCTTTGTCCTACGTCTTGCTATCCTATCTAGCTTATCAGGAGAAATTCTCTTAACTGTTTGCAGATTTTCATTATATACATCAAACGGACGTCTGCCTTTCATTCCATTACCCTTATGACTTTGGAACGGTATATATCCCTCTATAAAATTACTTAAAAACTCTTTTACTGATTCTGCACTATCCATAGTTCCTAAATACTTAATACTGGATTTAGCATTATCTGGTCTCTCATCTGGTCTACCACCTATGTAACTATCAAACAACTTACTAAACCACTTTTTAACGTTTAAAAACTCTCTTTCAACAGGCTTTTCTTGTCCTCTTGCAGGCTTTGCTATAATACACTCAATTTCAAGTTCTTCAAATATACTAGGAACATACTTATCACCTTCAACTGCCTTTTTCTTTCTATAACCTAATGTTCCTGTTATATCCTTAGTTAAAAACTCTCGACCATTGTCCATATATATAGCTCCACAAAGTCCCTTATTTCTCCAACCTTCTTTTACTACATCCAACACTATATCTGCATTTATATTCTCACTTATGCCCCAACACATTGGCATCCTACTTCTGGCATCTATATATAAGGTTAGGAAAAGTCTTTTTACACAACCATCAGCATTACTCATAAAGTCTAACGTATGGTTATCAGCTATCCAAACATCATTAGATAATAGCTCACTATAACTTCTTTCAAGGTACGGTCTAAATGCTCTGTTATATCCTTCCTCACTACCTCTGTATCTTTCGATCGTAGCCTTAGGTATATCAGATATATGTCTTGCAAATGTCTTTAAACTTGGTATTTCAATGTTGTTCTTTTTCGCCCAGGCACTAGTCCATTTATAACAAAATGCCGGATCCAATTCTCTCTTATCTAAGTAATATGTACAAAACACATTCCAGGCTTCATCTGGAATTGTGTTTCTTCCTTTATTTAATTTACCTCTTTTATCAATCAGTGCAATATCACCATTTTTCTCATAATCTGCACTTTTTCGTACAAGAGTTTTATGACTAAGTTGCAGCTCTTGATGCTGAAGGTTCCATGCATCTACAAACTCATTGCTTCGTTCAACTGCATCCCTTATTACCTTACCATCCTGACCAACCTTTCCTTTATTAGCATACCTGTAATCATCCCAAGCTTTTAATATCCCTTTCCACATTTGAATTTGTACTCGTTCCTCATGCGTATAGTTATCATCACTTCCAAGCTCCACAATTTCAGCTATTGCCTTTTCCTCAGTCAATTCTTTTCTAACCTTATCCCAATATCTATTTTGCGTAGATACAGGTAAGTCCATTAGTTCTACTTTATACTGCTTACCTTCCTTAGTGCCACCTCTTACATTTGTTTCAACCTCAGTAGCCCTTAAGGTTCCCCTTTGTATTTGTTTAATTATTGTATCGTAATCACACTCGCTGTACTCAGCTACTTCCTTAACACTAAGGAAAATACTCATATATATCACCTCCTCTAACTAGCTATATCCTTTATATTTTCATTCTTTTCTAAAACTTCATATATTTTATCCAAATACTTAGTTCCAGCTTTTAAACCTTTTAGTATGTCACAAAGATAACTCTCCCTCATACCCACAGCACAAGCAAGCTCCCTTTGTGTCATATTTATATCTATTAATCTTTTCTTTATTTCCTTACAATGTGTAGGAATTACCCTTACTTTCATTGTATCAGCTCCTTTATCTTAGTTAAAAATTCTTAATTGTTTATCATCCACCCACTATATGCTATAATTAAGCTACCACACAAAATTTACCACAGAAGGGAGGTTATTTATATGCCAAGAGCAACTATTAATATTAATGAACCTTTTGCTTTTGAAGTAGCTAATGTAGCTTACTTAAAGAAAAATGTTCAAGATGTTTTATATGATTATAAAATTATGTTTAATATTCAATTAAATCGTTTTAAAGATTTCTTGAATGATTATGACCATTACACTATATTTAAGGATTTAGAATTTCTCAAATCACAAAATGTTCAACCTATACATAAAAACAGAGTTTATATAGTAACTAATTTAGATTATGTTCCATTTATGCTAGTTGATATGGATGAACCAGTAGTTGATAATTTAATTGGTCGATTTCATGTCAATTCACCACATTGGTTAACTCCTGATTTTATAAGCACATTATTTATCTTTAAAAATGAAAATTTAGTATATTCATCTGATTTAACTCCAAATGATGTTGCAAAATTAACTGCAGTTTTTAAAAAAGAAAATATTACTGAATTTAATGGTCATAGATACGACTTATATGCCAAACCAAGAAGAAAAAATAAAACAACCTAA